GTCGAACGTGCAGCAGCAGCGACAGCCAGAGTCGACGCTGCCGACTAAAAGAGACGCGCAGGTGATGGCGCGAATCTGGCAGCGCATGGGCGAGATTTACGGCCACCGCTGGGCCAGTGCCTGGGGGGAGTCGTCAAACCCCGACGGAACCCTGACGTCTGCAGCAAGTACCTGGCTCGATGGTTTGCGCGATATGGAACTGGAGCAGATCGGTAAAGGCTTCGAAAAGATGGTGAAAAACGGCATGGAATGGCCACCAACGCTGCCTGAGTTTGTTGCAATGTGTAGGGAGAAACCACTAGCACCGTATCACCGCATGGCAGAGAAGGCGTTGCCACCACCGGAGATAGACATGGGGATTGTGGCTGCAGAAATGAGAAAGATGCGGGCAATTCTAGGGAGCGCGTGATGAAACGACTGATTTTGATAGGTATCTGCCTGGTCCTGGTGGCCGGGTGTTCATTCCACGGCGCGATTGCGCCTGACGGCTTTCGTATGAGCTTCACCCTCGAGGAACAAACCGAATGAGAATCAACCGACACACGATCTTGTATGTCCTGGCCTGTTTGATGCTGCTGGCCACAGGCTGCGGCACTGATGTCTACGTTGGCAGTGGCGTCGAAGTCTGTACCGGCGGCGACGGCGCGACAGAGTGCAGTGACGGCCACGACGAAAGCCAGGACACCGACACCACCACAACCACAACCGGCACTTAACGCCGAGCAGCGGCACCTCCGTCTGTGTGCGGCACGCTATGCGTGGCCCAGGCGTCACAAGATGACGCCATCGGGACGCTGGACCTGGGGGGCGTGGTTCAGTAATGCCTTTGGCTGCACGCTCGAAGGGTTACGCAGTACCGAAGGTAGCCGATCCCGACAAGCTGGCCCCGTGTGAGAAGCAATGCTGGTACTGGTGGCACTGTAAACGCTTTCACCTGGCGTGCCCTCGTTTTTACCTCTTTTGGTTTTGGGGACACGATCTTGATCCGCCGCCACCGGGCTGGATGCACAAAGATGCACCCAACCGCAAACGCTACCGCCGGCAATTCCCGGAGGAATTTGAATGATGATCCACTACCACGGGGGTCCATTAGGGAAGTCTGATCAGTCTTATGAATTTTTCAGGGGCCGACACAGTCTCATTTCCTTTCAACATCGTCAGGAATTGGAGGTGATGGCGGAGGTTAGCCATAGTTTCATTTTTGATAATGGTGCCTTTAGCGTTTGGAAATCTGGGGGAATTCTTGATGTTGAGGGTTATTACAAATGGGTAGACGAGTGGAGAAGGCATCCAGGGTTTGATTGGGCTCTAATTCCCGATGTCATCGAAGGAACTGAGTCCGAGAACGACGACGCAATACTTGATTGGCCATTTGGAATCTGTGGTGTTCCGGTGTGGCACTTGAATGAATCACTGGATCGCCTGGATGGTTTAGCAAGCAATTGGCCCAGGGTTGCGTTTGGTTCGACCAGCGGTCTGGAACCCAATAGTGGGAAGTTCTGGTCGCGTATGGCAGATGTGATGGACGTTGCCTGTGATGATTTAGGAAGACCACGGTGCAAGTTCCACGGTCTCAGGATGCTGAATCCAGCGATCTTTACGCTAATTCCATTGGCATCAGCAGACAGCGCCACCTGCGCTCTCAACGCTTTTATGCCTGGGCGTCAGTTTGGAATCTACCACCCCAAACGAGAGTCACAGAGGGCAAACATCATTGCCGACAGAATTGAATCTCACAACTCTGCGGTGGTCTGGAATACATCGAATTGTTTAACTCGACAAGGGAGTTTTTTATGAAGTGGTCTGCAATTTATGTTGTGTCCATAGTGCTTGTGAATTGGTTGTTCACTGTGATTCCACCAATTGGCATCTGGCAACCGACATCGGTGATCGTCGGCCTTACTTTTATATTCCGTGATCTATCTCAGAGAGAGATCGGGCATTGGGTTCTCGGAGCTATGCTAGTTGGTGGGGCTATTTCGTATGTTATGGCAGACCCGTTTGTGGCACTGGCATCTGTTGCTGCCTTCGCGGTTTCTGAAGGCGTTGACTGGCTGGTCTATACCTTCACGAGGCGACCACTTCGGGATCGCATCTTATGGTCTTCTGCTGTTGGGACACCAATAGACACGGTGGTATTTACCGCAATGATCGGGATTCTGAGTCCCGTGAATTTCTTTGTGATGACCGCTTCCAAGATGGTGGGGGCAGTGGTTGTTTGGTTCACTATAAAACATAAATAATAATTTGAGTTTTGGCCCGGCGCGTGATCAGTTCGATATGTTCGATGAGGACTGTGAGGGGATGTGTGGGGTATGATGTGATTACCCTGACACTGCCCTGGCCACCCAGTGTTAACAACTACTGGCACAAGAATCGGACACACGTTTATCTGAGCGCCAGGGGTCGGGCATACCGCGCTGAAGTTCTGAAGGCCGTGGTAGGCCTGGGCCGTTATGGTGCAGACGCCAGGCTGCAGGTATCCATCACTGCCTACCCGCCGGACAGACGGCGGCGTGATGTCGACAACCTGCTTAAATGCACGCTGGACTCGCTCGAACACGCGAGGGTGTTTGCCGACGACAGCCAGGTGGACAAGTTATCGATTGATAGAGCGGGCGTGATCAAGGGCGGGCAACTCGAGATCACGATACAATCTGTATCAAATGAGTAAGCTGACACCGAAGCAGGAGCGATTCGCGCAGGTGTGCGTCGAGTCGATGGGTGCGCTGTCGAAGGCGTACCGTTCAGCCTATGACGCTGAAAACATGAGCGACGACACGGTAAAGACTGAAGCCTGGCGGCTGGCGCACGAACACGTTGGGATTGAAGCCAGGATCGAGAAGCTGCAGGCCAGGGCCGCCAAGCGGCACGATGTCAGCGTGGACACCATCACCGAAGAGTTGGACGAGAATCGGCGCATCGCAGTGGAGGACAGAGTGCCTGCTGCCGCTGTCCAGGCGACGATGGGCAAGGCCAAGCTGCACGGCCTGCTGGTAGACAAGAAGGAAGTCTCTACGCCGCAAGGCATCTCGTTTAATATGATTCTGCCCGATGACGTTGAACCCGCTGCAGATTGAATATCGGGCTGCACCAACCCTAGCCAAGTTCCACAAGTCCCAGGCCTTTGTGCGCGGCGTCATGGGTCCGGTGGGCTCGGGCAAGTCGACGGCCTGCGCCTGGGAGATGTTCAGACGCCTGCGCGAACAGACACCAGGGCCGGATGGCATACGCCGATCCCGCTGGGCTGTCGTCCGCAACACCTACCGGGAACTGACTGATACCACGCTGAACACCTGGCGCGACTGGTTCGAGGAAGTCGGCCAGTGGAACAACCAGGATATGACGCACCGCATCAAGTTCGCGGACGTCGAGGCCGAGATCATGTTCCGCGCACTGGATAGGCCGCAGGACGTCAAGAAGCTGCTATCGCTCGAGTTGACGGGTGCCTGGGTGAACGAGGCCAGGGAAGTGCCACGGGCTGTAGTCGATATGCTGCAGGGCCGTGTTGGACGCTACCCGTCCAAGCGCGACGGCGGACCAGCCTGGTTCGGCGTCATCATGGATACCAACCCACCGGACAATGATCACTGGTGGTATCGGCTCTTCGAGGAGCAGGCACCCAAGGGGTGGCGCATCTTCAAGCAGCCGAGTGGGCGCAAGCCCAAAGCCGAGAACGTCGACAACCTGCCGGATGGCTACTATGAACGCCTGGAGGCCGGCAAGGATAACGAGTGGATCAGGGTCTACGTCGACGGCGAGTACGGATTCATCACCGAAGGCCGGCCGGTGTATCCCGAGTTCCGCGATCACCTGCACGTTGCCCCTGCGCCGCTGGAGACGCTATCGGGTGAGCCGGTCTATGTCGGTATCGACTTCGGGCTGACGCCTGCCGCAGTGTTCGGCCAGCGTGATAACCGAGGCCGATGGCGCTGGATACATGAGCTGGTGACTGAGGACATGGGCGCAGTCAGGTTCGCCGAGCTGCTGCAGAACGATATGGCTGGACGCTTCCAAGGTTGCGAGTTCCAGGTATGGGGCGATCCGGCTGGTGAGCAGCGGGCGCAAACCGACGAGCGTACACCGTTCCAGATTCTCAGGGCTCGCGGGCTGAAGGCCAGGCCGGCACCAACCAATGATTTCACGCTGCGCCGGGAATCTGTGGCCGTACCCTTGTCGCGCTTGGTGGACGGGGAGCCTGGCCTGCTGGTATCGCCGGCGTGCCAGATGTTACGCAAGGCAATGGGTGGGGGGTATGCGTATAAGCGCATCCAGGTATCGGGTGATGAGCGGTTCCACGATAAACCCGATAAGAACCAATACAGCCACGTCGCCGAGGCGGCACAGTACCTGATGCTGGGTGCCGGTGAGGGCAGGGCAATCCTCAAGCACCACACACCAGGGCCGACAAAACCGATCCAGGTTGATCAGGGCTGGTCCGTTTTCAACTGAGGGGCGACATTAGGTGGGGGGTTGATGTCGCACCTATGACAGCACCACACTACATCATCTGTTTCAAAAGCACCGGGCATCCGCACTGGTGGAATCGCTTTCTGCATCCCAGGGCGTTGCACGTCTTCGCGGTGAAGTGGACCGGCAAGCACTGGGTGATGGTGCATCCCCGCATTGCCTATCTGGAAGTACAGGTGTTGGATTACACCAGGGAGGAGGACTTACTCAAGTTCATCAAAGCTGAGTGCATCGAAGGAATCTGTAGAGTAGACTTTAATCACCTAGATACAGAACGTATCCGAGTGCCGTGGATATTCGGGCTGTGGACCTGCGTTTCGCAGGTCAAGGCGCTGCTCGGTATTCGCGCACCCTGGATTCTGACACCAAGACAACTTTACAGGTATTTGCGATATGGGAGCAGGCGGCGGCGGTGATGGTGGAGGTGGACCGGCCTTAATAGGATCGGCCCGTAGAGGGGATAGAGTAGTCCAAACGGGGCAAGATAATCGGGTAGCTTTTGAGCAGGGGACAAATGAGAGGACAGGGATTGCGCGTCAAGGCAGTAACCCCCCAGCGGGCGGCACCCGCATAGCCAGGGCGATGGGAACATCGGCAGCGGAGCGTCAGTCCAATCAGCGAATGGCCGACGCGTTCTTTACTGGCCGGCCAATGCCTGGCGAAACTTATAGCGTCACAGACAGGGACACGGGCGACGTGTCGACGGTATCGACATCTGATCCACACAACATTTATTCTGATCCCCCACCGCAACAGAAGAAGGCTGAGCCAGAACCAGAACCTAAACCAGAACCAAAACCAGAACCGAAGCCGAAGGCGAAGGCGAGTCCACCACCTGTCAAAAAGGCCCGTGTTGATGTTGAGGAGGTGGGCGCACAAATCGACACCAGCAAGTACGACAATATGCTGGCCGAGATTCAGTCTCGATATGACGAGCAGCTAAAGGACTTCCAGGCCGAGGTTGATGCTGCACAGAAAGCGCAAGAAACCAAGCTGGCCGAGTTGACAGAGCAAACAGACAAACGCAAGAAAAAGGTCAAGAAAGGCCGTAAGTTCGGCAGGCTGTCGTTGTTGTACGCTCTTGGCTCGGAACTTGGCATCCCCAATAAGACAGACCTCGGGTAATAATGGCCAAATTCTCCATCCCGCGTGAGTTGGGCTCACCCGAGGATTTAATTAAACGGTTTGACGCGGCCAAGAAAGCCCGCCAGACATGGTTCACCCACCTGCGTGAGTGCTACGAGTACGCGCTGCCGCAGCGTGATACGCTGACAGCGCATTCGCCTGGGCAGAAAAAGAACGCCGACGTATACGACGCGACTGCGGTGATCGGCGTGCAGAAGTTTGCCTCCCGGCTGCAGGCAACCCTGGTGCCGCCCTGGCGACACTGGTCTATCCTGGTGCCGGGGTCCGAGATTCCAGAAGACGAACACGAAGGAATCCAGCCGATTCTGGATGATGTCACCAAGATCATTTTCGATCACATCAACCACAGCAACTTTGCCACCCAGGCACACGAGAGCTTCCTCGATCTGTCGGTATCCACCGGTGTGCTGGCCTGCGAGATGTCGGACTCACCGAATTCACTGCTGGAGTTCCACAGCGCACCACTAGCCGAGATATTCCCCGAGGCCGGGCCGTGGGGCACGATAGAGACGGTATGGCGTGAACACAAAGTACCGGCCAGGCACGTCGACAGGCTGTGGCCTGGTGCCGAGTTGTCGGAAAAGATGAAGAAGCGGGCCAACGACAAGCCCGAGGACAAGATACCGCTGATCGAGGGGACGGTGTACAACCCGAAGACACTGACGTGGTATCAGTGCGTTCTCGAGCGCAACGAAAAGCACATCATCTTCACCCAGGAATACGACGTCTCGCCGTGGATTGTGTTCCGCGAGTACGTCATACCGGGCGAGGTGCTGGGACGTGGACGGGTGATGCAGGTGCTGCCGGACGTCAAGACCGCAAACAAGGTGGTCGAGTACACGCTGAAGAATGCCGCGCTGTCGATCTCGGGCGTCTACACCGCAGCCGATGACGGCGTGATCAACCCGTACAGCATCCGGCTGACGCCTGGTGCGATCATTCCAGTCGGCAGTAACGATAACTCGAACCCGACGCTGCGGCCGCTGGAACGCTCCGGCGACATCCAGTTCGCCTCACTGGTGCTGGATGATCTGCGTCGTCGGATCAACAAGGCGCTGTATGCCGAGCCTTTCGGCGAGATCGAGCAGCCGGTGAAAAGCGCCACAGAGATGGCAATCAGGAACCAGGAACTGGTCCAGGATTCCGGCAGCGCATTCGGACGCCTGCAGACGGAGTTCATCGAAAAGGTAATCCGGCGGGCTGTCAGCGTACTGCGCCAGGCCGGCAAGATTCCACCATTCTCTGTTGACGGCCGTGAGGTGACGATAAAACACACCTCACCACTGGCAAGGGCACAGGATCAGGATGAACTGGTGGCAATGAACCAGTACCTGGCAACCATCAGCCAACTGGGGCCGGAAGTGCTGGGCCTTGGCACCAAACTGGAAGACCTGCCGCAATGGGTGGGCAAGAAACTGGGCATCGAATCTGATCTGCTACGCACCGAAATCGAGCGCGAGGCACTGGCAGAGCAGGCTGCCGAGGCACAACAGGCACAGGCGGAATTGCAAGCCGTCGCATGATTGAACCATTCACCGAGCGCACCGGCTGGGCTGCGCTTGATATCGATGGGCCTGGACACAGCAAAGAGGACGAGGCCAAAGGCCGCGAGATCGCGTCGCGCTTTCACGAATGCTTCCGCACCGATGCCGGCCAGTACGTTCTCAACCGCCTGATTGATGTCACCATCCTGCGCCCCGTTGTGACACCCGCATCAAGTCAATTTGAGGCCGGCATCCGCGAAGGCCGCGCCGATATCGTCCGCCAGATCATGGCAAATATTGAACAAGCTGAGAGGTCAACATGAGTGAAGAAAACGAAGCCGTTGAGTCCACAGCGCCAGAAGCCCAGGCAGCGCCCGAGGCCGCCCAGGAGGCTATCCCTGGCGAGTCACTGCTGACTGAACCGCAACCGGAAGCAACCGAAACGCCGGATTGGTTCAAGCAGGAGAAATACAAGACTGTCGAGGATCAGGCCAGGGCCTACGCGGAACTGGAAAAGCGGGCCGGTTCCTTCAGCGGTGCCCCGGATGATGGGTACGCGGTGCCGGAAGTTGAAGGCCTGGACGCGGGTGTGTTGAACAACAACCCGATGGTTGAATGGTTCAAGCAGGTGGCCACCGAAACCAATCTCAACCAGGACACATTCAACAAGATCATCAGCGGTTATCTTGCCACCGAGCAGGAGATGGTCACCTACAACCGTTTGGCAGAGATGTCCGCGCTGGGTGACAACGCCAAACAGCGCCTGACGGACCTGGGCGACTGGGGCCAGGCGAACCTGACACCGGAGCAGTGGGAGGTGTTCAAAGGTGTTGCGGCCACTGCAGTCGGTGTGGACCTGCTCGAGGCGCTGGCTGGAAAGTCCCGCGAAGCCAAGCTGGCACGCGATCCTGATGCCCAGGCTGCTGGCGTTGCAAACACCGCAGAAGAGTTGCGGCAGATGCGTTATGCCAAGACAGAACAGGGCCATCTTCGAATGTCCGTCGATCCCGAATACAAAAAGCAGGTGGACAAGGCTTATGAACAGGCCTATGGGAGCGCCGTATAATTGGTTGATTGAACGATAAACTTGTGGATACAATCTGTACCCATAGGATCAGTTAAACCTGACACGGCGGATACCTCGGTGTTGCCGAGCCCGCGACAGTAACAGTTTGAGCTGATAACTCTTTAGTAGTGGATACCACGGTCCTCACCGTGCCCATGAACGGAGTCGGATCACACGGCACGCTCGCCGTGAGACTTCGGCCCGCTTATGCGGATACCCGGATGTCGAAAGGGACTCACCGAAAGGTGGGAATATTTTTGACATTAAGAGGACCAATCAATGTCTATCAATCTGTCACCTGTTGCGGTGACCCAGTTTGATGATGACGTCAAGCACGCATTTCAGACTGCTGGGGCACTCCGCGACACTGTAACGGTGCGAAATGGCGTTGTCGGTGATATCTACAAATTCCGCAAAATGGGCAAGGGCCTTGCCAACCAGAAGGCCACCCAAGCGGATGTCACACCGATGGACGTCTCGCACTCTCTTATCACTTGTACGCTTGAAAACTGGAACGCGCCGGAATATACCGACATATTCGACGCTGCCGAAGTCAACTTTGACGAGCAGCGTGAACTAGCGCAGACCATTGCGGGGGCGCTGGGTCGCCGCGTGGACCAGTTGATTATCGACGCTCTGGCTGCTGAGTCGAGTCCGGCGGGCACTATTGTCCACGGTTCGGGCGGCATGACTGTGGCGAAGGTGGTCGAAGCCTCCAAGCATCTCAACGACAAAGGTGTGCCCTCGGGCGACCGGCATTTTGCAGTATCTGCTGGCGGCCTTGAGGACTTGCTGAACATCTCCACGGTCACCAGCTCCGACTACAACAGCGTGAAAGCGCTGATGTCTGGTGAGTTGAATTCCTGGATGGGTTTTCAGTGGCACATCATCGAGTCCCGCGACGAAGGCGGCCTCCCCTATGCGTCAAGTACCTGGGAAGGTTTCGCATGGCACAAAAGTGCCATTGGCCTTGCGGTTGGTATCGACATCAAAACCGAAGTGAACTACATCGCGCAGAAGACCTCCTGGCTCTGTAACGGTGTGGTGAAGGCCGGCTCGGTGTCTCGTGACGGCGACGGTTCTGTATCCGTCAGCTACCAGTAAGGGGAACATCATGGCATACGCATTAAGTGGTTTACAGCAGATCGGCCCTGGTGGGAAAGCTCCCCGAATGTGGGTCTATTCCACAACCGACGCGATTGCGACTGTTAATACCGAGGGGTACTTCAACGACGCGACTGATCTTTTGCAGGTGCGCGATATTATCTGGGTGTGCGATACCAGCACACCGACGACCAATATCGTCAGCGTACTTTCAAACGCATCCGATGTGGTTGATATATCCGACGGCACCGCAATCTCCGAAACCGACACCGACTGATCCGCATCAAGCGGACTGATCGGGTTTCCCGTCGTATGGGAGACACAACTTGGAAGGGACGGGGGCCCTGTGAGGGCCCCTGTCTTTTCTTTTTAAGGTGCAGGAATGGCAACTGACATTTCAATGTGTTCTAACGCACTGCTGATGATCGGCCACGGCACGATCTCGTCGTTCACCGAAGGCGGCGCGGGTGCTGAAGTGGCTTCGAATCTTTACACCTCAACCTACGAGGCACTGCTGTCAGTGCATCGCTGGCGCTTTGCGTCGGCCAAATCTCAACTCGGGCGGTTGACTGATGCCCCGCTCAACGAATGGACTTATGCCTACTCGCTGCCGTCGGGTTATCTGATCGGAATCAAGACTTATCCCGACATCGAGTACGAGGTGTATGAGAATAAACTGTACGCCAACGCCGCAACTGTGGCGCTTGACTACCTGTTCAAGCCGGCTGAGGCCAGGCTGCCGCCGTACTTCGCCAAGGCACTGGAATACGATCTCGCCAGCCAGTTTGCGGTGCCGGTTACCGGGAACCGATCACTGGGGGTGATGTACGCAGAGCGGTTCGAGCAGCAACTGCGCCGGGCGAAATACGCCGACTCGCAGTCCAGGCCGATTGAAGGGATCGTCGACTCTCCGTTTACCGAGGTCCGTGCGTAAGTGCCGCGAGTCAAAACGCTGCAGACGGCGTTTAACGCGGGGGTACTTGATCCGCGTCTCGCTGCGCGTGTCGATATAAAGCAGTATTACCAGGGTGCTGATACCGGCACCAACGTCCTGTCGCTACCGCAGGGCGGGTTCAAGCGCCGGCCTGGCATGGCGTACTACGCCACGCTGGGTGCCGAGTCAGTGCTATACACCTTCTCGTTCAACGTCGCGCAGACGTATGTTATGGCATTCCAACTCAACGCCATCAAGGTTTACATGGATGGCGTACTACAGGCGACGGTGACAACCACCTACACACTGGCGCAGTGTAAGGAACTGAATATCACCCAGTCGGCGGACACGATGATTATCGTGCATGAGGATCACCAGCCGGCCAAGCTGGTCCGTGGTGGCGCACACACAAGCTGGACGTTATCCAACATCACGCTGACAAACATTCCGCAATTTGATTATGGGTCGGGGGATGAGGATGTCTGGTCTGCAACACGCGGCTGGCCGAAGACGGTCACATTCTTTGAACAGCGGCTGTGGTTCGGCGGCTCAAAGTCCAGGCCACAGACGTTGTGGGCTTCGCAGATCGCGGACTTTTTTAACTTCGACGTCGGCACCGGGCTGGATGACGAGGCCATCGACGTCACCCTGGACACCAACCAGATCAACGGTATTGTAGCGCTGATGCCGTCCAGGCACCTGCAGATATTCACTAAAGGCGGTGAGTTCTACATCACGGCGTCACCGATCACGCCAGGCAATATTGCTGTTAAAAACCAAACGCGGTTCGGATCAAGCACCGTGCCACCTGTCAACATCGACGGCGCAACACTGTTTCTGGATTATGGCCTGAGTTCAGTCAGGGAGTTCCTGTTCAACTGGGAGGAAGACGCCTACACCTCGAACAGTTCAACCCTGATGGCCTCACACTTGATCACCACGCCGGTGGATATGGACGCCAGGCGCGGCACCGCTAACGAGGATGCCAATTACGTCTATGTCGTCAACTCTGACGGCACAATGGCGGTGTTTAACACGCTGCGAAATCAGGAGGTTGCAGGCTGGACGAAGTGGGAAACCACGGGTGACATCGAGGCGGTCACGGTAGAGGGGACCGAGGTATGGTTTGCCGTCAAGCGGACGATCAACAGCGCCACGGTGTATTTTCTGGAAAAGGCCGACGCTGATACCTATACCGACGCCAATAAGTATCAGACACAATCATCAAGCACCACAGTCAGCAACCTTGATCACCTCGATGGGGAAAGCTGCCGGGTGCGTGCTGATGATGCCATTATGGACGACGCCACCCCGTCCAGTGGATCGATCACGTTAGATAGGGCCGGCGTCACCATTGAAGTGGGCCTCGATGTCAATGTGACGATCAAGACGATGCCGATCACGTCGCAGTTCGCTGATGGTCCGATCCTGACCAGTTACAAGCGGGTGATCAGGGTTGTCGCGGATATGTACCAGTCGATGGGTGTCTATGTGAACGGCACGCTGCTGCCTGATCGCCAGTTTGGCGAAAGCATACTGGACACCACACCGGCGTCGTTTACCGGCATCAAGGAGTTGTATCTCACCGGCTGGGATCGCCTGGCCCAGGTGGAGATCACCCAAACCGATCCGCAGCCGATGACGCTGCTGGGTCTGGTGGTTGAGGTAGAAGCCTGATGTCTGGTGCAGGCCTCTTACTTTATGCCGCGAAAGCGGGGATGGAATACTCCGCCGGCAAAAAGGCCAAAAAACAGGCCGGCATTGTCGCCGATATGACGCTGGCATCTGGCATTCGCCAGGCCGGCCTGTTGACGGAGTACGCCGGACGGCAGGAAGAATACGCCGGGCTGCAGGAAGAATACGCCGGCCGATATGATGTTTACTCTATGCGGGCAGAGGATGCTCTGATCCGCCAGGCAGGGCTCAAGTACAAGTACGCCACTGCAGCGGCCGATCTTGAGGAGCAGGAAATACCGCTGTTGATGCTGTCGATTGAACGCCAGGTCGCCGAAGAAGAACGCGCAGCAACAGACCGGGAAATCGGCAGGCGTCGGCGACTCAATCAGGCACTGGGAAGCCAGGCTGCGCTGCGTACTGCACAGGGCATCCAGGCATACGACGGCAGTCCGCTGGCGATGATGGGTGCCGATATCGCTGAATTCGACTACGACCAAGCGATAGATAAGGGTGAGACGGCGCGACGAATTGTTGATGCCAGGTTCTTCGGGTCCGAGCGCGTCAAGCTGATGGCACAGCGTGTGTCGCTGCTGCGTTACGGTGCCGAGACGGAGTACACCACCGGGCTTGATCACGCTGCGCTGCAGGCCGATCAGATATCACTGCAGGCGGAAAGCATACGCCTGGCGGCCGAGGGCACCATGATCGCCGCCGCAGGCACGCACATGAGTGCCGCATCCAAGCTGGATGCCTCACAACTCGAGGCCGAGGCCATCCGTATCC